TCCGTCTGGAACAGAGCGCCGGTCGTCGGCGGCGGGGTGGCGGGGGCCGCGATCCGCGCCCGCAACACGCAGATGGACAGGCTGAGCTTTCTTGCCGGCGGCTATGTGCGGGATTGGGACGGGACGCAATGGGCTGACTGGAAAGTAACGGACAACCCGGCGCCACACCTGCGCGACATTCTCGTCGGGCCGCAGAATTCGACCCCGCTGCCGGCGGTCGTGCTTGACGATCAGGGGTTGCGCGATTTCCGCGATGCCGGTTGGAGCTGCAACGCGGTCCTCGAAGGGCGATCGGTTGCCGATGCGGCGCGGATCGTGGCCGGGACGGGCTACGCTCAGCTCTACCAGTCGGAAAAGATCGGCGTCGTGCGCGACCGGGACCGCAGCGGCGAGACGCCGGTGCAAATGTTCACGGCACAAAACATGGCGAATTTTAGCTGGTCGCGCGGCTATCCGCGGCTGCCTGGCGGTTTCCGGGCCAGCTTTGCCGATGCCGATCGTGACTACGAGGTGCGCCAGATCGTGCATCCGCCAGAGGCGGTGCGCACCGAGCAGGTGCGGATCGAGGGGCTGGTGACAGAGCAGGCGGTTCGTGCGCGGCTGCAATACGACCTCGACAGCGCGCGCCATCGGGCCGTCTACTACAGCTTCGATGCGCCCAGCGATGCGATCCGATGTCGTCGCGGCTCTCTCATCGGCGTGGCCAGCGACATCCTGCAGGAGCGTCTTGTGTCCGGTCGCCTGGCCGAGCATCGCCTCGACGCCCAGGGCAATGTCACCTCCGTGCTGCTCGACAACGTCGCGACAATGCCGACCGCCCCGGCGTGGGACGACATCGACGACCTGACCGCGATCGACGACATGCGCCTCATAGGCGCCACCTACGGGCTGGTGGTGCGCCCCACGGGCAAGCCGTCCAGCATCCACCCCGTGACACCTGCCGGGGGCGGTTGGGTCGACCTCGTCACGCCGGCGCAGATCGAAGGGATTGATTTCGGCGACATCGCCGCGATCGGCCCGATCCAAGCAGAATATCGCAGGCTGATCGTCATCGAGATGAGGCCCAAGAGCCTGTCGAAGTGGACCATCACCGCAGTCCCGGAGGCCCCCGAGCTATGGCAATAGACCCCACCACCATCTACAGCGACACATCCGTGCCGGCGCCGAGCGGCCAGCAGTTTCTCGATCAGTACGACACTTTCGTCTCCGCGCTGATCAACGCAGCGGTGCTGCGGCTGACTGGCGTCGGGGGCACGGCTGACAATATCACCGCCACGGCCGAGCCGTTCGAGGTCCCACCCTCCGGGCTCGTTGCGGGCATGAAGTTCGTGCTCCGCCCGACCGCGAACAACACCGGCCCCGTGACGCTGGACATCGACGGGCGCGGCGCGCAGCCGGTCGTGGACCGGGCAGGCACCACGCTTGAGGCCAGCGATCTCGTGGCGGGGACCGACTATCTCTTGCGGTTTGACGGGTCCGGGTTCCGCGTCCTGACCCAGACCGGCGAGGACATTTCGGGCATCGTCACCGAGGTATTCACCACGACAGGCGTCTGGGAAAACGTCTACGCGCCCGACGCGATCGTGGAGTTCCGGGGCTGGGGCGGCGGCGGTGGCGGAAGCACGAATCAGCGCGGCGGTGGTGGCGGCGCATACGTCCGCAAGCAGTGGCGCGCGGGCGATCTGCCCGCGACCGTTACTGTTTCCGTGGCTGCCGGGGGCGCCGCGGACGCGAACGGCGGCAACACGTCTTTCGGGGCACTCGCAACGGCCTACGGCGGGGCGCGCGGTGCTGAGCCGGGCAACAACGGTCGCGGCGGGGGAGAGCACGAGGCCGGTGCCGATGGTGGCCTGATCGGCGGCGGATTTCGTGACAGCGGCGATGTGGCAAACGGCGTGACGGTCAATGCCGACGACGGTCATGCCAAGACCCCGGATGGCGGTGGCGGCGGTGGCTTAAGCAGCGCAGGTGGTGATGCGGTGAACGGCGGTGGTGGCGGTGGTGGCGACAAGACCGCCGGTTCACCCTTTGACGGCGGTCGGTCCGTGCATGGCGGCACAGGTGGGCAAGGCGGCGCCGGAACAGACCCGGCAGGGCCGGGGCAAACACCCGGCGGCGGCGGCGGGTCCGGTGACACGGTCGCCCGTTCCGCCGGCGGCGGCGACGGACAAGCAATCGTGAGGGTCTACCAATGAGGCTGATGATCATGGACGGCAACCGGGTTGCGAACGTGATTGTCGCCGACCCCGACAACCTGCCCCCGGAATACGCGGACCTTCCCGAAGCGCCGGAGGGCGTCGGTGTCGGGATGCTGTGGGACGGCGAGAAATACAAATATAACGACGAGGAGAGCTGAGGAATGGCTGACGCGGGAACCTATTGCACCGTCACCGGCAACGCCCAGAAGATCACGGCCGAGTCCGCATCGGGCGGGAAGTTTATCTTCGAGCTAGATAAATGGGACGTGACGGACAATCAGATCATCATCAACGACCACGAGGCGGTGGCCGTGGTGCAGGCTGATGGCACGATCAGCGTGGACCTCTTTCGCAACGTGCTCGGAACCACGGGCAGCAGCTACCTTATCACCTACGAAGGCCCGGACGGGCTGAGGCGATCCCGGAAAGGGCGCATCATCGTGCCCGACAAGGCGACCGAAGATCTGGGAAAGCTGGTCGTGACCTACGTCAACAATGAGCCGACCCTGACGCCGACGCTCGTCCACGCCGCGCAGGAGGCCGCAACAGAGGCGCAGCAGTCAGCAGAAGCCGCGCAGGCGTTTAGCTTGATGCCGTTTGACAGTCGCGGCGACGCGGAGGCGGCGAACCTCTCGGCCAGCGTCAAGCGCGCCGCATTCCTGTCCGGCACCGCGCTGGCTGAAATCGTCCGTGGTGGCGCCTATCCGATCCTCAGCACGGCAGATGGCGGCGACTGGTCTGCGGCGGGCCTCACGACGCCTCAGCACTTTGGCGCGGTTGCCGACGATGACACCGTGGACAACACGGCGGCGATGAACCTGTTTTTTGACTGGTTCCGGCTACAGGCGCAGCGTTTCCAGCGAGATGATCCGCGCACCGTCGAAAACGCCCCTGTCATGGGGTGGATTCCGCCCGGCGTCTATCACTGCGCCGGGTCGATCAACGCCACGAAGATCGTTGGTCTTGGCTGGGTGGCGAATGCGCCCGGCGCAGAAATTGTCTCGACCGCGACAGGCAAGCCTGTGCTTGACGCCCTCGGCTCGCGGTGGGGGCGTATCCACGGTATCCGGCTGATCGGGGATGACACCAACACGCCGCTCATGGCAATCCAGCATGGCCGGATCGACGAGGCCGGGGGGCAGGACAGCTTTGACGGCATGACGTTCGACCATTGCCAGATCGACGGCTATTTCTCGCGGACGTGCGTCTACAACCTCGCATCCGAGACATCGCTGCACATCGCTCCCCGCTACTACAACAGCAGCACCGATGTCACCGCAACCTGCATGGTCTATGACGGCAACAACTTCTTGGAGGCTGTGTCCGACTACGTGCCGGCGGGCGAGATGTTCAGCGGCGTGCAGCCTTTCTCGAACATCCAGCACACGGTGCTGCACGGCGACATTCGCCGCTTCAACGCTGGCGCTCCTCTTTGGCTGTCGCGGGCCAAGCAGGTCAAGTTTATTAAAAGCTATGCTGTGGGACGGGAAGGCCCGCTTGTCACCCTCTCCGATGATGGCAGCGGGTTTGCCGAGCTATACTTTGACCTCCACGGCGAGACCGCCGGCTTGGAGCATTGCTTCCGCGTCGAGAAGCAGCCGCAGGTCGCGTCTGGCTCTTGGGTCAACATCGATGATTTTCAGTTCACCGACCACGCGCACTTCGCGTCGGACTCGATCTTTGACATCGCCTCGAATGTGCCGCGGTGCAACCTGCGTGGTGCGGACATCCGCATTCCGCAGGCCGGGGTGCTGCCGACGAACGGCCTGAGTGCGCAAAACACCAAGCTGCATATCTACGGCAACGTGCTGGCGCAACCGAACCTGATCAACAACGTGCGGCTCTACGGCACGTTGCGCCTGATCGGGGAGGCCAGCGGTATGCTGTCCAATCCGGTCGGCAACTACACGATCTACGAGACGACAACAGGCGACGTGAAGCATGTCGGGACCGAGAGCTTTGAGGAGATCACCGGCAACGCCGTCATGCAATCGCCCACCGACGCGACGGCGGGCAGGCTGATGCCGGTCGGGGCTTTTGGCAACGGCGATTTGTGGCCTCAGCTCGTTGACTGGTCGGTCACCGACAACTCCATCGTGCCGGGTCATTACATTTACAACGAGGGCGCCGTCCCAGCGTCAACCGGCGGCCCTGCTGACGTGACGCTCGGCCATGGGTGGCATTCCCGGCGCGCGATAGGCGGCGGGGAGACGCAAGTCCTCGTGGCAGAGTCGGCGTCTGGACCGACCGCCAGACCAGGCGAGGTGTTCACGCGCAGCCGTGTGGCAGGCGGATGGACGGACTGGCGACGCGCAGTCGCCAATGACCGTGTCATTGGGGCCGTGTCTTTTGTCGGGGGCACCCCGACAGGCGGGCTTTTCGAGTCCGGCTCCGGCCCGAATGGCGGATACCGGCGCACCGGAGACGGGACGCAAGAGTGCTGGCACGAGCTGACGCTAGAGTATCAGGCTATCTCTCGATGCCTCGCCACGTGGACCTTCCCGAAATCATTCCCGGACGGCCCGCCGAAGATCACGGCGACGATCTCGGACGTGTCGGGCGCGACGCCGGGAACTCCGGAAATCGGGCAACTCGAGCTTGGCAGCGTCACCTCAAACGGGGCGGTGATCAGGGTCGTTCGAATCTCTGGCCTCACGGATTTCGCGCCGGGCGATACCGTCAAAGCCCACGTCAAGGCAATCGGCAAGGCATTCTGAAAGGACACGACATGATCATCGACATCACGCCTGTATTTGGCGAGATCGACCAGCCCGAGACCGAGATCAGCGTCGCGGGCGACACGATCACCGTGGACGGCACCAGCTATGACCTGTCGGACATCCCCGATGGCGGCGAGGTGGAGGGCGAGGATCACCCCTTTGTCGGCCCGATCCGGCGCGAGAACGGCGTGGTCATATGCGCCCTGCGCGTGATCCTAGGCCCGGATGCGGCGCGGTCGCAGCCCACCGATCTGGCGCATTGGCGCGTCGAGGCAGCCGACGGCCCGGTGGAGATCCCCGCGGCGCGCGAGGCGGCGCAGAAGGCAGGCGACTGATGGAGATGATCCGGGATCTTTGGGGGCTGATCGTGGCGGCTATCAGCGCGCTGTTCTGGCTGTCGCGGCTGGAATGGCGCGGGCTTCAGAATGAGCGCGAGATTCGCCGCCTCTGGGCGCAGCGAAAGGAGGATCTTGAGCGGGCGAGCGCGAGCCGCGCGGAGACGCTGAAAGTGCTGGAGGAAATCCAGAAAGACATCAAGGAAATCCTGAAAAGGAACGCGAAATGAAGCTTGTCCCGAACTGGAGGCGCGCATGGCGCTGGTATTCCGTGCAGGCGTCCATCATTGGCGCGGCGCTGGTCAGCGCGTGGCCGATCCTGCCCGCCGGCCTGCGCGCCGATCTGCCCGATGGGCTGCGCACCATCATCGCCGTGGTCACGCTGCTGGCGGTGGTGCCAGGGCGGATCGTGAAACAGGAGGATGACGATGAAAACCGTCCGTGAACTGGCCGAGGAAATCGTCGATCGCGAAGGCGGCTACGTCAACGATCCCGACGATCCCGGCGGGCCGACAAAGCACGGCGTGACGATCCACACCGCGCGGCGGCTGGGCCTCGACCTCGACGGGGACGGCGACGTGGACGCGCAGGACGTGATGATGATCACGCGGCGCCAGGCGGTGCGCATCTTCATCGACCAGTATTACCGCGCGCCCCGGATCGACCGCCTGCCCGAGGCCCTGCAACCTTCGGTCTTCGACATGCAGGTGAATGCCGGCTCCGGCGCGGTGCGCATTTTGCAGGACCTGTTGACCGACCACGGTGAGCCGGTTGCGGTTGACGGGATCATCGGCCCGATGACGGCGGCGGCGGCGTTTCGCGCGGCCGACAGGATCGGCGACCGCGAACTGGCCAATGCCTACGGCATCGCGCGGCGCGAGTGGTATTACCGGCTGGCCGACCGCCGCCCGCCCTCGCGGAAATACGCCACGCGCCGCGATGGCGGCAAGGGTGGCTGGATCCGGCGGGCGGAGGAATTCCTGCCGCCCGAGCTGCACCTGACGCAGGCCGAGCACGAGGCTCGCACGGCGGGGTGGCGGTGATGGCCTGGCTGGTCTACGCCGTGCCGCTGGCGCTTTTCTGGGGACTGTGGGGGCTGGTCCACCTGCTGGGCTGGCACCCGGTGCTGGACTACCTCGCCTTCGGCGCGGCTTTCGCGGCAACGGTTGTCGCGGCTCTGGTCGCTGCGCTCGACGCCGCCATGTGGCGGGGGCGGTGATGTTCGGCCTCGGTCTCTCCGGCATCCTGCGCAGCGCCACCGTGCTTGCGGTCATCGGGGTGCTGGCGTGGGGTGGGCGCGCCCTGTGGCAGGCGGGCTATGCCGCCGCAGAGCGTGACCGGGCCGAGGCGGTGGAGGCGCTGCAAGACAGGCTCGACGCGGTGACGGCCGCGACGATGCAGGACGTGGCCGAGGCGCTGCAATGGCGCCGCGACCTGACCGCCCGCGAAAGGAGGCTGATCCTCGATGCGATGCAAGACCCTGATGCTGACCGCCGCGCTCTTGGCGCTGGCAGCGTGCAGCGGCTCGATCAAATCCGCTGAGATCGACGTGGCCCCGCCGGGGGCCGCTCTGACGGAGCCGTGCTCCCCGCCGGTGGCGCTGCCCGACCGGGCGCTGACACAGGCCGAGGTCGAGGTGCGCTGGGCGCGCGACCGGGTGGATCTGCTCGATTGCGGCAAGCGGCACGCGGCGCTGGCTGATCATGCTGGCCGCCTCGGCGCCGCGCTGTCCGGGGAGGGTGCGCAATGATCGGAGAGTTGATCATCCTCGTGCGGATCTGCGCGGCGCTGGGCGGCGAGGTGGAGTGCCGCGAGGTCGAGGTTCCGACCGAGATCGCCGTGCGAGAGGAGTGCGCCGCCGAGGCCGAGGCAGAGGCCAACGCGGCGCTCAACCTGGCGCTGCTGCATTCGATGCGCCATGTCGACGTCCGGGTCGAGAGCGTCGAGGCCCGCTGCGCCGGCTGGCCGATGTAGTCCCCGTAGGGGGATGCGCGCCGGGCGCTTCCCGGTATGTCGCGGCGGGCCGATCCGGCCTGTCGTCTGTCTGACCTGTCAACTCGCCCCGCCAGTCTCACCCGCTGGCGGGGTCTTTTCGTGCGGCGCCTTGCGGCTCGTCGCGGTCGATCAGCGTCATCAGCCCGCGATAGGCGCGCTCGTGGACGCAGGGCGCGCCGCGCAGCCAGCGGCCGAGGCTGGCTTGCGTCGTGCCGAGCCTAGGCGCCGCAGCGTAGGCCGTCAGCCCGTGCCGCGCGATCCAGTCGCGCAGCACCTCGGCAAAGGGGCGGGGGTCATCGAGGGGCGTCATCGCACATACTCCATCCACGCATGGCCGAGGGTGTTGCCAAAGTCGCCGGTCCAACTCGCATCCTCCCGGGTCGCGCCCGGCTCGATCCGCGACAGTATCCACGGCGCGGCGGGGCGCGCCTCCTGATCGGCCTCCAGCGGTGGCGTGGCGGTCTGGTGCATCTCGCGCCAGAGCCGGGGCGCGGCCTGCGATTTGAGGCAGGCCGCCACCGTCAGGACCGGGGCCTCGCCGCGCCAGAGCGTAGCGACCAGGTTGCGGCCGTGCTGGGCCGCCACTCCCGCGCCAGCCCCTCCTCGATCAGCACCGACCCCACCGTGCGCCCGCCGGGCAGCGCGAGCCAGACCAGCGGGCGGCCGTAGACGTCGCTTTGGCCCGACCCGAGCACGACCAGGCCGGGTGTCTGCAGCATCTCCGACATGCGCGCGAGCGCACGGATGGCGCGCCGGTGCTCCGCCGGGCAGTCCGCCCGCCACCCCAGATCCGGCGCGTCGAACCCCGAGACATAGGGCGCGCCATCGCCCATAGGCCGCAGGTTGACCCCGTCGCACTTGACGGTGTCGCCATCGACGGCGAGCAGGACAGCGCAGGAGATGATGACAGGGTCCATTGAGGAGATTCCAGGTCTGGCGACAGCCCCGACCTGCGGGACACTCGGCGCCTAAGTCATTGATTCACAATGCCGCATATCGCCCGACCTGCGGGACACCTTCCCCTTGATTTCATTAGAAAAAACGGGGATTTGGTGGGCGACCCTGGAATCAAAATA